AGAGTATTCTTTGGGCTGCCATGTAAATCTGCCAAGGTTATATAATTCTCAATAGTAGCAATCAATCCAAAAACTTGATTAGCAGGCACTTTGAATTCTTCACCCTTAAACTCAATAATAATTGGCTCAAACATTAATCACCTATGGTGCCGCGTTTAAAGTCCATTCACCCGTATATTCCAGAGTGAATGCAAACGTGGTTGCGTCGTTATACGGCGCACCTTCATCATATGATGTTAACAAAACATCACCGCTAATTGATGACCCGTCGGCAAACTCATAAACAATATCAGTCAACAAGCCGGTAGTGCCGGCATTCAACGCAATATCACGAAAAGTGGTGTCGCCCTTAAATAGGCCATCGCCACTGATGGTTAATTGCTGCTGCCCATATTCTTCAATAAGTCGACGGATTCCGCCATCCTCGCCACTAGTTTCATCGATAGGCTCACCAGCCCACGCAAGGGACTTATTGCGAACGCCAGCAATTACAACCGAATTCTTTTTGATGGCGTCTCTACGCCCTGCATTTCCAGCCATTTTTACGCCTCGTCTATTAGTAAGCGATAAGTTAAAACGCCGTGCCTAGTTTTTCCGTCCGGCTCTAAGAACTGGTCAGACGAGTCAAAGACACAATTAATTGAATCATACCCTATTATTGATAATTCCGCACGGTTCAGAATTTGGTCAACTTCACCCATAACTTCCTTAATACGCTTTTTGCCGTCGTAATTATCCCATATATGAACGGATGCGATAACATCGCGGCCCACTGTATCATCTGTATCAAACGGGATAAATGAGTCATCGCCAATAATCAAATAAGGATAGCTTGGTCGCTTCGGCGGGTCATCATAAACCCCTGCAGAAACATTTCCATCCAGCACGCTAAACATGGTTTTCTGTAGCTCGGCTTCAAAACCCATTGCGTTTAGCCTGCTGCTTTAAAATTCGATTTACTCTCGCGGTTAATTTCTTCTGGAACTCCTCGCGCAAGATCATATCCATATTGCTCATTACCTCATGCCTTGCTGGTCGCAAAAACGGCCTAGCCTGAACATTATTACCCTTTTCCGTGCCGTACTCAACAAAGCGCCAATAGAACGCATCAGGCTTAAATCTTACCGTGCTCACTGGCCTATCTGGCGGAGACTTATCGCGCTTGGTGTAAATTCCTTTGCGTAGCGTGCCATTATCGACGGATACACGCTGCTTGGCGCCTTTTGTAATTCGTCCTGCAATCCCGTGTATCGTCGAGCGAGCAAGGTTTCTAGCCTCCTTAGGCGCGATGCTTTCGAGTATTTTCATCACCTCTTTATCACCAACAACTTCAACGCCTTTAAGTTGAGACAATGCTTTCACCCTCTACCGCTTTAAACACCACGTAAAGACGCTGCGCACCTTCAAAGTCACGGTCAACAACATCGTATCTCATGCCCTGCCAATTTAAATATGACGTTGTATTGACTGGGAAGCCTTCAAAGTTGTGCATCTTAAACGAAACAGAAACTTTGTCAGCGTCGCGCATTGCGTGCTCTCGCTCCTCGCCAGATAGATGATCAACCTCGGCAAAGTACTGGCCAATACTTGCTATTGTTCGCTCACGACCGCCCAACCCATCAGGAATATAGGTAGTCGTAAAAACTTCGACAGCCTGATCCATTTTGCCAATCATACAATTGGGTTCTCTTTGAATGGCATAAGCATCATTTTGGCGGCCTTATTTACAAGCTCAGCACTAGACCTTCCAATGTACAAGTCGCCAATCAGCATCAAAATTGCCTGCTTTAGCGATTGCGGGTAATCGGTAGTTTGGCCGCTGGTGAAAGTAACTTTTACGCCAGTGCCTGTTATCGACTGGTCAAAAAACAATTCATTAAGCTGCGCGTCGTAGGTGAACGTTGCCGACTGCTCAGTATTGCTTCCGTCACGATAAGTGACGGAAGCTACCGAACTCGCAGGGTATTTCATGCAAAGTCGATCACTGGCAATAGCGTCGTAAACTATAACGAAATCAGCCTCGCAGATTGGACGGTCAATAAACTGCTCTGCCTGCTCGCGCGCAGCAGATATAAAGCCAATTATAACCGAATCTTCAATCGTCTGAAGTGCCGGTATTCTTAGCTGCTCTTTTGCCTCTTCAAGGCTTACCGGTTCGCTTGCTGGCTGTGTCAGCCTTATCACTCGCTTTAGCATCTTCTATGCGCTCTGCATGCCCATTATTAATTAAAAACAATGCGTAATCATACGGAAGATCAGGGGTTTCTCCAATAATAGAGCTTTTACCGCCGCGCATTGTGAATCTATTTTTTATCAATACTTTCATAACAAAAAGGGGCCGAAGCCCCTCCTATTTTAAGGCAATGTTGATAGGTCGAGAGTAATTAGAGCCTCATCACGGAAAACCGTAAATGCTGCACGCATCTCAGCGCGAATGGTAATAAGGTTTTTCTGAACGTTATCCTCATCCTGCTCAAACGCTTGAACCTGAACATCGTCGCGCATCCACAGCATCATTGCATCCCGAGAGCCACCAATAACAGTGCCGGCCGGAACAGCATTCGATGTAACAACAGGAAGACCCCAAAGCAAAGGAGTCAGACCATTGTTGACGTAAGTGACTGAGCCAGATGAGCCAACATATGCAGCATCCGCAGCGCCCCGCTTGACGCGTTCAAAGCTTGCACCCCAGTCGGCAGGGTTAACAAACCAGAAATCAGGCTGATAATCAGAAGTTTCTACGGCGTACTTACCGATATTTGAGTAGTCAAAACCGTTAGCCGCAGAACCAACAAGCACCGCCGTGGAGTTTGCGACAATGCCAGAAAGGTTATCGCCAGTTCCGTCACCATTAATTATCTGAGAGTCTAGGCGCTGGCGCACATTGTGGCGCAATCGAGAGTTAATATAAGACTCGACAGCCGGTGCATCATCCATCAACTGCTTGGACATCTTAAGGAAAGTCGGGATCGTCTTCACTTCGGAGTTAGTTGGAGTGAATGTGATTGAGCTTTCCGGCTTCGTGGTGTTCTGTGGTGTTTCGGCAGCCGCACCAGTAAACGTGTCCTCTTTTGTGTAACGCACGAGATCGCTTGTAGTGCGACCCATGGGCACAAAATCAAGAATAGACAATCTGCGGAATGCACCAGGAACAATGCCCTCCATCATGTCGCGAGGAACTAGCACATCATCTTGACCGCTAATTACAGTGTTGGCCTGAAACTCAAACTTTGCGCGGGCGGCATTGCCAGACGCAAAAGCTTTGTAAGAGTCGTTACCAACAAACTGCTGACCAAGTGATTGGGGTTTTTCAGGAGCAGCGGAAAAGCTTTTTTGTGCAAGGGTTGTGACCTCATCTTGAAGCTCTGTGAACCTCTTACCAAGATCATTAACTTCAGCAACTGCTTTTGCTGATACTTTTTCGCTTGACGCATTAATCTCATCAAGTTTTTTGCTTAAACTGTCTTGAACACTGGCTAGACCAGCTTCAAGTTGTGCTTGAAAATCCATAAGGTTATACCTTTAGAGTGGGTTGAAAGTTATTTAAAAAGTTCAACGCTTTCGCCGCTGAATCCTCAGCCGCGCTGCCCACAAGATCACCTTGTACACGTTTAACAGCGCTCACGATAGCCGTGGCCTCTGTCCGACTCATCCCGCGCGCTCGTAGGGTTGACTCGATTTCTGATAGTTTACCAGATTTTTCTAACTGACTGCAAAAGTCTGTTGCTTTCGCTGAAATCTGCTTTACTTTCGCTGCAAATTTCTTTTTGTCGAATTCCGCTTTGTCTCGGGTAAGAGCGGCAAAGGCCATTTCTTGTAGGGCATTTCGGCTACCGCTAACCACCTCGGTTAATAGGCCAAGATCGTAGGCCTCCTCAGCATCAAGGAATGTCTCGTCATCGAGCATTTTTGCAAGCCGATTTTCATCAACGTTAACGGCCCCCATGTAGATAGAGGTCATTTGACTTTGCATTTTGTCGAGAATGTCAGCACTTTGGCGCATTTCGTCAGCGTCACCCATACCCATACCCCATGGGCGGTGGATCATTATCATTGTTGACTCTCGGCGCCCGATACGCTTATCGCCTGCCAGCATGATAATAGATCCCATGCTCATGGCTTGATCAATCACAAAAGTGACAGTTCCAGCGTGGTCAATAAACGCATTATAGATTGCCATGCCCTCAAGAATGTCACCACCAGGCGTATTCAGCGTTACCTCAACGTCACCCTCACCGCTTAACTGCGATGCCACATAAGCTGCATCAAAGTCATAACCAACAACACCATCAAGTCTAAATTTCTTCATTTTTTGTATCTCCAGAATCTCTCTGTATCAATGCGGGTGGAACAAGCGTGCTATTAACAAAGATTTGATCGCCGCCCTCCATTGGTGCGCGGCCTTCTTCGGCACGAGCTTCATTCGGTGAAAGTTGGCCGCTATTAATTGCCTTACTGTTAGTATCTAATCTAGTGGCAAGGTCTGCACGTAATAATGAATCAAAATCAAATTCAATATCAACAGTGCTGAAATCACCAGAAGGCATTAGGTGGCGCTTTATGCTTGACTCTATGCGCTCTAGGTACGGACGAAGGTTTAGCTTGTAGAAGCCGTCTATTAACTGACTAATGCCAGAACCCCAAACCGTGCTACCTGCTGTGTCATTAATTAAGACCGACGGAACACCCATAAACCGCGCAATATCCTCAATACTAAACCGTCGAGACTCTAAAAGCTTGGTGTCGCTTGGGCTTAGGCTTGTTGGCACAAACTCTGCGCCCATTTCTAAGACCGGTAAGAAATCAGCCTCACCTTTTACCATTGCTTGAAGCTCGGCCCGAATGCCATCCCTCTGCTCTTTTTTTAGGGTGATACCCTCTTTAACTTTTACATATCCCGATACTTTGCCGCCGTTTTTGGATAGCTCGGCATTCCTTCGATCTTGAACCATAGCGGTTTCAAGAGATTTGGCACCATACCGGAGCGGAGACAACCCAACAATACCGTTACCGAAAAGCTTTACATGCCAAACCTGATCCTCTGAATATGCGTGTATATCACCATTAGCATCGGTAAACTTATAAACAATGCTTCCGTCTTGCATTAGCCAAGGCTCAACCTGTGTTGCCGGCATAGGTAAAAGCCCAACAATTCTATTTCCAGACTTTTGGATTAAATTGTAAGCGTTGCCGCATGTAACCAAATTTAGCATTAATGATTCAAAGAATTCTGTTCTCGTCTGGTATCGGTTTGGATTTTGGTTTAGCAGTCGATAAAGCTGGTATCGATCTGTTTCAACGCGAATTTCGCCGTCAGTCCGGTAGCATTTAAGTGGCATTGCTGCAATAGCCTCGGTTAAAAGCCTTGCCGAAGCCCAGAACGCGCTAACCTGCATAGAGGTATCAAATGTGACATTTACAGGGGAAT